TTCACTTTTCCAAAGCGCCTTGCCTCTGTTTGGGTTCTCCGAGGCTGGGTTATCGGCCGCGCCCTTCGGGCAAGGCGTATTCGTACCACAAGGGGCCATAAATGCAGCTAACTAATACACCGGCAAAACTGGTTTTGCCCTTCGCCAATGCAGGGGCGAAAAACACCATTCCGACGGCGTCGCAAATCGGTATTACCGCTGGCGCCGCATCACTGGTCGACGGCTTCCCGCCCTTGACCCGCACGCCGATTGCCGCCGGGGGCGTCCCGCCTTCTGGCTTGGACATGAACGGCATTCTTTACGCGCTTTCCGCGGCCCTACGTTGGGGCAACGCTGGCGGCGGTTACGTTTACGACGCAACGTTCGCAAATGATAGCAACGTCGGCGGCTATCCCAAGGGCGCCCGGGTTTTACGGTCTGACGGGGTAGGCTATTGGCTGAATACGGCCGAAAACAATACTACGGACCCGGAGAATACAACCGCGGGCGTGGCCGTTGCGGCTGGCTGGGTTCCCGATCTGACCAACGGCATTGCATCTATCACGATGACGTCGGCAAACGTCACGTTGACCCCGGCGCAGTACGGTAAGCCTTTCGTCGTACTGTCCGGAGTGCTTACGGCAAACCTAAATTTGATTTTCCCAAACTTGGCCGGAGAATGGACCGTCGTCAACAATTGCACGGGCGCATTTATAGTGACCGCCAAGACGGCGGCCGGAACTGGCGCGGTTGTCACGCCTGGCTGTACTCGCATCATTTGGGGCGACGGTACGAACATTGCCGGCGCCATGAACGAAGTCGAAACGCCAGTGCAATTTGATAACTCTACAAAATTAGCAACGACTGGATTTGTGCAAAGAGCCCTTGGTAATCTTCAAACTTCTCTCACTTGGGGCGGGGGGACTCTCACCGCCGCCGCGTGCGGTAAGTTAATCAGTTTGGGAACTGGTGCAAGCACGCTCCCGCTTCTTTCGGCATGTCCTGACGGGGCGGCCATGTATTTTATCAACTCTGGCGGCGGAAATCACGTTATTTCTCGTCAAGGCGCCGACATCATATCGCCTGACGGTTCGTCGCTAACTTCAATAACTCTTGTTCCGGGCGACGACCTGCTTCTCGTCAAAAAGACCGGCGGCGACTACTGGATGGCGCTATTCGGTTCCGCACGATTGAAATATTCAACATTGTTTGCCGCAACGATTAGTGTATCCGGTTATCAAAAGCTGCCGAGTGGGCTACTTGTCATGTGGGGTCAAGGAGTTGTTCCAGCAAATAGCACGGCCGACTTAAGCCTGCCGATTACCCCGCCGAATAACTTTCATCAAGTGGTCGTATCAATCCGCGATTCCGTTGCCGGAGGGCCGACGGCCGCTTACCCGATCATTACAGCAATTCCCCTATCGGCATCAACCTTCCGTGTCAAAAGCTATTATGGGTCTTCGTCCCTGAATATTTCATATGTTGCATTTGGCAACTAAAGGAAAAATAATGTTCTATTCAAAATCAACAGGCGGGTTTTACGACCGCGAAATTCACGGGGCTAATATTCCGGCTGACGCATTGGAAATTACCGACGCCAAATACGCCGCCCTTCTCGAAGGGCAAGCGGCGGGCAAAGTCATTACCGCTAATGCCGAAGGCTTCCCCGAATTGACCGACCCGCCGAAAGCGACCGCCGCGCAAGTGTGGGAAGCCATCAAGGCCATGCGTGACCAGCGCAAAGCCGGCGGCGTGAAGGTCAAGGTCGGCGCCGCCAATAAGTGGTTTCACAGCGACGACGCTTCCCGCATCCAGCAAATGGGCCTTGTCATGATGGGCGCCAGCATTCCGGCCGACCTGCAATGGAAGACCATGGACGGCAGTTTTATTGCCATGACCCAAACGGTCGCGGGGGCAGTCTTCGCCGCGGCGGCGGCCAGCGACCAAGCGGTCTTTGCTGTGGCCGAAGGGCATAAAGCCGCCATGGAAGCCAGCGCCGACCCGTCGATGTATGACTTTTCCACCGGCTGGCCGAAAATGTACGGGGAGTAATTGCCGTGCGCGTCCTGTTCTGCCCGGAAGCCCTTTGCCGAATCACCCCACAACACCTTTGGATGATTGCCAAATGACAGTTCTTGCGTGGTCGCCGGTAGCCCTGTGGGTCTTTTGGGGCTTCTATGTCCTTGTCATGGGGCTGTATCGGGCACACTTGCAAAATCGAAGACAAGATTGATAGGAAGGCCGACAAGCCATGAGCTACGCACTTGGGGACCGCTCCCGGCAACGCCTTCAAGGCTTGCATGCTGATTTGGTCAAAGTGGTCGAACGGGCCATTCAAATCACGCCGGTCGACTTCACGGTGCTAGAAGGTTTGCGGACCATCCAGCGCCAGCAAGAACTATTGAAGTCCGGCGCCACCACCACACTTAAAAGTCGGCACCTCACCGGCCATGCGGTTGATTTGGGGGCGTTCGTTGGTGGGGAAGTGCGTTGGGATTGGCCGCTTTATTACAAGATCGCCGCAGCCGTCAAGCAGGCGGCAAAGGAAGTCGGCGTGCCCATAGAATGGGGCGGCGATTGGAAGAGCTTTAAGGACGGCCCGCATTATCAACTTCCTTGGAAGGATTACCCGTGAAACCCTGGTATCAATCAAAAACCATCATTGTCAACGCTATCGTGGCCGCCCTGGTGGCCCTTGAAGCTGGCGCCGGACTTTTGCAAGCCTATTTGCCCGGAAACTTTTACACCATCATTGCCGTCGGTCTTCCCGTGGTCAACGCGATTTTGCGCGTAGTCACCACCACGGCACTGACAGCCAGCAAAGAGGCTTGACCATGTGGAAGCTGATTGTCGGCAATCCCTGGGCACTGGCGGCCATCTTTGCGCTTGGGCTGGCCTTTGGTGGCTCCGGGGCATGGTGGGTGCAGGGGCAACGCCTGGCGGCCACACAAGCGCGGTTTGATGGCTTCGCCGGCACTGTGCAAGCCGAAGGGGACGCCGCAAAGAAGCTGGCCGAAGCGAAAGCGGCCGAAGACAAACGAATAAAGGAGAATTCCGACCATGAATATCAAATTACTTTGGCTGGTTTGCGTGCTGACAATAAGCGGTTGCGCGACGCCCGTGCCGGTAGCCGTATCGTGCCCGCCGCCCCCGCCGGTTCCCGAAGTCCTGGCCTTGCCTGTTTCGACCGGGCCGAGCTTGAGCAAGCGTTACAGCGATTTGATGCGGGAATTGCGGGACTCTTTGACGAAGGCGACACGGACGCCGTAGGGCTCAACGTAGCACGCTCTTGGGCGGCAAGCATTCGCGCCGGTATGTCCCCCGATAGTCCGGCCAGTGTCCGGCCTTGACCATGTCGCAGTATTGAGCCTGTGCGGCCTTTTCGTCTTCATAGTCCATGTGACCAACGAAACCGAAGACGGCCAGCACCAGCAACATGCCAACCGGGATTGTGATTTGTTTTTTCATGGTTCCATCCTGTCCAAAAATAAACGGTAAGCGGCTTGCATGCCTGCACTGTGGCCGCCGTGGGCCTGGTAAGTCTTGACCATTTCGGCGGCCACATCGTCCGGGAGCTTGACGGGAAGCCGGGTCGGTTCGCTGGGCTTGCTTTCAAACTTGATGGCATCCTTGACCGCTTTAAGCCGCCGGTCAACCTTGCGGCATTCCGGCGGCTCCGGGTCGTTAACGTCCCAATTGAGCCCGCACGGGGCGCACATCATTTGGTCGCCGTACTGGCGGGCCTGGCAATTGTGGCGCTTCATTGTTGATCGTCCCGCGGGTTGATTCGGAAGATTTGCGCAACAGCGACGCCCGCCAGCAACCAAAGAAGCAAGAGGGCGCCGACGGTCATTTCTTTTGCTCCAATTTCCAAGCCTTGTACCACGGGGCCATGTAAATGGCGGATCGGGTCAAACCAACTTTAGCGGCCGCGGCATAGGGCGTCATGCCCTGTTCCGTCACCATCTTGCGGGCCTTGACCATTGCGGCGGATTCGCGGGCGGCCATTATTCAGCCCCCAGCAATTCGGTAAGGCCCTGCAGCGTGTGCGTGGCTTTCTTGATATCCAGCATGCCCCCCTTGTCTTGCTCCCGCGCCAGGTAGGCAATCGCAGTGCCCTTCATGTACCCGCGGAATTCTTCGGGCGTTAGCCAGCGCCGCAAGACTTCCCACGGCTGATAGTCCCCCAACTTTTTGTAATGGTCCCCGCCCTCTTGGATATTCAGCACCGACACGACCTCAAAGATTACGGCAATTTCCGAAGTCTTCGCGGAGCCCCGGCCGCTGGCGCCCTGGTAATGGGTTTCCTTCGCATCGGACGCGCTGACCACAAACACGGCGCCGGACTCCCGGTCGACCAATTTCGTTCCACTTTTGTAAATCACTTCACGCACTCCTTAACGATAAATTCCCGCGCCACTTCATAGGCTGCACCTTCCCACGGTTTGCGCATCCCCGTAGCCTGCAGCCTGATTGCGATAATTTCGACGCCCCTGTGAGCGACCGCCCGGTCATGTTTGGCGACCATCATGTCCCCCAAATAATCGACAGCGTAATGCAAGCGATTGGCCGACGGCCACATGGCGTCGGGAGTGGCCCGCAAATAGGCTTCATAAGCCAGCATGCCGCCAAGTTGGCAAGGGTTCGCGCTGGCCTGCTGTGGGGCCGCCACGGGCTCCCGTTGCACTTGGACAGGGCAAGGACCTTCCGTACCGTCCGCGGCGATTCTGACGCATGCGGCGTGCCCCGTGGCCGCAAAGCCCGCAAGCATCAACGCAAAAATTACTTTACGCATTTCGGATTCTCCTTTTTCGGGTTAAGTATCTGGTTCAATTCTCCCGCACCGTAGGCCGCGGCATTAGCCACGGTTTGCCCAAGTTCGGTAAGTTCTTTGGCGATTGCGTGGGCTTCGGTCTTGTTGTCACCCCGGAGTTTTTTGCCAAGTTCAAAGACCCGGTCGGCCAGCTTTTCTAAAAAATCCTCTTCCGGGTATTGCGCGATTGCTTCCGTTACGCGGGCATCAATTGCGTCGGGTTCGGGGCGTTCCGCCAGCTCGTCATGCGCCGATTCCAGTCGCTTAATC